TAAGGTGCCTATATATTAATACTTATTTAGAAGTAAAGTTTTTTGTGCGATAATCAAATATTTATCAATAAAAATAAATCTGAATAAGAAAAAACTAAACTATGTTCTTTCAAGTAACAAATCAAGTCAACCAAAAGGTATTCGTATCACCAGGTGTATATACTTCTGAAACTGACCTTTCTTTTGTAGCACAAAGTGTCGGAGTAACCACCTTAGGAATGGTTGGCGAAACTCTTAAAGGTCCGGCTTTCGAACCTATTTTTATAACAAACTTTGAGGAGTTCCAAACGTATTTCGGTGGAACTGTACCAGAAAAATTTATTGGTACTCAAATCCCAAAATACGAAGCTGCTTATATCGCTAAAGCATATCTACAGCAATCTAATCAACTTTTTGTAACGAGAATACTTGGTTTGAGTGGTTATGACGCTGGTCCATCATGGTCTATTCGTGTAACTGCAAATCCTGATTGTGAAACAATTGATATTGATACTAATATCGCGACAATTTCTTATAGTGTAGATTTTTCCGGTAGTTCTACGGGTGGTACCTCTTCATTTGCTTTTACTTCATCAGCGCCTACTCTTTTGGAGATAAATTCCGGCACCACTTATACATTAAATGATGGTTCTACTTCTACCATTGCGGCTGACTTATATTCCTTTACAAGAAGTGTGTCAGGTGACACGGCAATCTCAGGTAATACATCTTTGGTCTACGGTTCTTTACCAAGTGCAAATTTTTTAGCATTGCTTGCTGCATATCCAAACTTGGACAACGTGTATGGTGTAGATAATTTGAATCTTGAAAACAACGAACTTTGTGATGGTATTAACGATCCATGGACCTATGCAAACTTTGACTTTACAGGTTCATCAAGTGTTTATTCGGGTTACTCAATGAATGCTCAAATCACGGATTACTTCACAGGTGCGTCAAATACTTTTGCTGGCACTCTGTCAGGTGAGATTTTTATTTACAGTGCATCACCGTATACACAATACAACAATTTAGTTGTCGCAACAATGAGATCAAGAGGTATCTCTGAATATTCTGCATTACAACATGGTCCTCAATATCAAGTAACAGGTCTTACAGATGTTGAAATGATCTGTACAGGTCCTTACTCAGCGGTAAACTCTAATCCTTATGCGACTTTTCAAGTTTCAGGTGTGACATATCTTGGTCAAGATTTTAGTTTCGATGTTTCGTTGGCTGGTGGTGATTCAAATTATATAACCAAAGTGTTGGGTATTACTAATTTTAGTAAATCAAGATTCGAAGTTCCTTTGTTTGTGGAGGAAGTATTTCCAGGTCTTTTGAACTTCGGTTACAATAGGAGTTATATCAGGGGTTTGAATTGTGACTTGGTTTCACTACCTGAGGCACGAGATAAAACTTCCACAACTTCAATTGCTTGGTACCTTGATCAATATCAAACACCGATTACACCATTTGTTGTTTCTGAACTCAGAGGTAACAAAGTATTTAATCTATTTAGGTTCAGAACCATTTCTGATGGAAACACTGCAAACACCGAGGTAAAAATATCTATTGCTAATATTTCCTTTGGTAATCAAACTTTTGACGTATTAGTTCGAGATTTCTTTGACACTGACGCTAATCCTGTTGTATATGAAAAATACACTAACTGTACACTCGATCCAGGTTCTAACAGTTTTGTTGGTAAAAAGATTGGATCGTTTGATGGTGAATACCCATTAGTCTCAACTTTTGTAATGGTTGAAATGTCTGATGAGGCACCTATTGATGCGTTACCTTGTGGTTTCCGTGGATTGGAGAACAGAATATATGGTAGTGTTTCTAACCCTTCCCCTTTTGCTATTATTAAAAATGAATACTTTTTCCCTGGTCAAGTTATCTTAGATCCACCATTTGGTTCACCTTTCGGTGCTAACAGTGTAACATCTAATGGTGATGTTGTTAGAAGAACTTACTTGGGTATTTCTTCTCAGTTTGGTATCGATTCAGATTTATTACAATATAAGGGTAAACAAAATCCTGTTCTTAATTGGAATACGGCTACCACATCAGAACCTTGGAACTATCTAACTCAAGGTTTCCACATGGACTCAGGAGCAACTGTTATTGCTATCGGTAACACACAAGCAACTAGTGGCACACCAGCGTTTATTTGTGGTGTTGCAGATTTCAACGCAGAACCAACAAGTCAAACTAATCCCTATTACTTCCTTTACTCACGTAAGTTTTCTTTTGTATTTCAAGGAGGTTTTGATGGATGGGACACTTACAGAACATTTAGAACCAACCAAGACAGATTTGCTTTAGGCGCTACGGGATATCTACAAGGTTCCACAGCAACTCAAAGATACCCAACGGCATCGGGTGATGGAACTTTCAAACGTATTGTTGTCGGTAATAATACACAAGATTTTGCTAATACTGATTATTACGCATACTTGTTAGGTATTCTTTCATTCAATAATCCCGAATCAACAAACATAAATGTTTTTGCAACTGGTGGTATTGATTACGTTAATAACAGTAACTTAGTTGAGTTAGCTATCGGTATGGTTGAAAATGAAAGAGCAGACTCCGTTTATATTGTGACAACACCTGATTACAACATGTATACTCCGGATGCTGGCAGTCAGTTTGAGATTATTTACCCTCAACAGGCGGTTGATAATCTAGATCAAACAGGAATCGATTCTTCATATACTGCAAGTTACTATCCTTGGATTTTAGAAAGAGATACGGTAAACAACACTCAGATTTATATTCCAGCGACAGGTCAAGTTTGTAGAAACCTCGCATTAACTGACAACATTTCCTTCCCTTGGTTCGCTTCTGCGGGTTACACAAGAGGTCTTGTAAATTCGGTCAAAGCTAGACAAAAACTGACACAAGAAGATAGAGACACTCTTTATCAGGGTAGACTAAACCCGATAGCGACATTCTCTGATGTTGGTACGGTTATTTGGGGTAACAAGACACTTCAAGTTAGAGAAACAGCTCTAAATCGTCTTAACGTTAGAAGACTTCTACTACAGGCGAGAAAACTTATTTCGGCAGTTGCGGTAAGATTATTGTTTGAACAAAATGATGAGATTGTAAGACAACAATTCTTAGATTCAGTTAACCCAATCTTAGACGCAATCAGAAGAGATAGAGGTCTATACGATTTCCGTGTCACAGTTGCATCAACACCTGAAGATTTGGATAGAAACACTTTAACAGGTAAGATCTATTTAAAACCAACGAAAGCACTTGAATTCATTGATATTGAGTTCTTGATCACTCCTACAGGGGCATCTTTCGAAAACATTTAATATATTTGGGGGATGGGAACATCCCCCTTTTTAGCCAAAAAACAAAATGAAACAAAGAATCATAGAAAAGATTGTCAACGGAACTCCTGATTTAAAGTATTATGCTTTTGATTGGGATGACAACATAGTTCATATGCCAACTAAGATCTATACACTTTCTGATGAAGGTGAAGAGGTTGGTATTTCGACTGAAGATTTTGCTGTTACAAGGGAAAGAATCGGAAAGGAACCCTTTTCATATAAAGGTGATATTATTGTTGAGTTTGCAGAGGATCCTTTTAGAGATTTTTCTGTGAGAGGAGACAAACAGTTTTTAATAGATTCTTTAAGGGCTAAACCAGGTCCCGCTTGGAGTGACTTTGTTGAGTCTATTAACAACGGATCTATTTTTGCGATAATCACTGCGAGGGGTCATCACCCTGACACCATCAAAAATGCGATTTATAACATGATCATCAGAAACTATGAAGGTCTTAGTAAAGATCAACTCATTAAAAATCTGAAAAAATACCGTGAGTTTGCTGGAGAGGATGAGATGAATGACACCGAACTTATCAAATCATATTTAGAGATGAACAGATATCATCCTGTAAGTTTTGGTGACGATGTAGGAGCTTCTAAACCTGAAGAGCTCAAGGTAAGGGCTATGGAAGATTTTGTTTTATATGTAAAAGGAATGGCTGGATTACTACAAAAAAAAGCCTTTCTTAAGAAAGGTATGGCTTTTAAGTTTGCTCCAGTTAAATTACCTACTATTGGTTTTTCAGATGATGATGAAAGGAATGTAGAAGTAATGAAAAGGCATTTTGAAAAAATAGATGAGCCAATTAAAACATACTCTACTAAAGGAGGAATAAAAAAAGAATACTAGATAAGAGCCTAGTGAAGATATAAAAATTTTGAGAATTAAGTCAAGAGAAAAATTTTTCACTAACCCACTATTTATAGTAAACATAAAAAATAAAATAAAGAAAGTACTATGGCAGATTTATTGATGAAAATGCCCATACCCTATGAACCGAAAAGGCAAAACAGGTTCATTTTGAGATTTCCCTCAAATTTGGGTATTAACGAGTGGTTTGTAGAATCAACTGCACGTCCACACATAAGAATCGGTTCTACGGAAATTCCATTTTTGAACACGTCAACATACGTTGCCGGTAGATTTAACTGGGAACCAATTCCTGTTGTATTCCGTGATCCAATCGGACCTTCGGCAGCCCAAGCTCTTATGGAATGGGTCCGTCTTCACGCAGAATCTGTTACAGGTCGTATGGGATATGCTGCGGGATACAAAAAGGATATTGATCTTGAGATGTTGGACCCAACTGGTGTTGTTGTTGAAAAATGGATACTTTATGGTACTTTCTTAACTGACGTTAACTTCAACACCTTGGCGTATAACCAAGACGGATTAGCAACGATTTCAACATCTTTAAGAATGGATCGTTGTGTATTGATTTACTAATAGTGTTTACAAATTTTTAAACATAAATATTTTTAACCGTAGAGCCAAACTCTACGGTTTTTTTATATGGATCAGAACACACAACAGTACGCACAGCAAGAATTTTCAATACCACACGATGTGGTACCACTTCCGTCTCAAGGAGTTTTTTACAGAAATAAAAAGAAAACACTTAAAGTGGGATATATGACAGCCTCGGATGAAAATATCCTAATGGCGGGTGGTAGTGATATGACTATCAATCTCCTAAGGAACAAAATTTTCGAAAGTGATCTTCGTCCTGAGGAACTCATTGAAGGTGACATTGAAGCAATCTTAATTTTTCTAAGAAACACTGCATTCGGTCCTGAAATGAATCTAAACCTAACGGACCCTGTGACGGGAAAACCATTCAGTGCAAATGTTAGATTAGATGAGTTAGGAATTATTAAAGGTCAAAATCCTGAGGAAGATGGAACGTTTACTGTCCAACTTCCGATGACACAGACTACAGTGAAGTTGAGACCCCTAACCTACGGACAAGTAGCAGAAATAGGGGTAATGGCGGAATCATACCCTCAAGGAAGAGTTGTCCCAAGAAGAACATGGAGACTGCAAAAAGAAATCATTTCTTTAAACGGAAATGAAGACAAAGGGGAGATTGCGAAATTTATTGAGACAATGCCTATTGCCGACTCTAAGTTCATTAAGAAGTTCATGAACGAAAATGAACCAAGATTAGATTTAAAAAGAAGTGTTATGGCCCCGTCTGGAGAAAAACTTACAGTGAATGTGGGTTTTGGGGTCGACTTTTTTCGCCCTTTCTTCTGAGTATAGAAAAGGGCAAATTGACGAGTTTTATTATTTAGCAAAACTTTTAAACATTACATATTCAGATTTTCTGAGTATGCCTGTGTTTATGAGAAAATATCTTTTAAACAAGTGGATGGAGGAGAATGCTCCAAAAAATTAACAAAAATCTATTTATATAGAAATAATCTTAAATGGCTACAGAACCCGGAGATATTGATGACTTAAAAGGAGCATTCGATGATTACAAAAAACTTTTACCAACGGTTGAAAATCTCGTCAATAATGTTAGTAGTCTTTATGATCAGATCAATGCGGTTAATAAAGCATTCGGTGAAGGTAGATTAAGAGCCACGGAGTTCTCTACGGCTATTAGTGATAGTGTTTCGGGTGTTATACGTGTTGGTGGTGAGGTCAATGAAATAAGTCAAACAATCATTGACATTGCGGCAGGTGCAAGAAGAAATATTGTAGCAACAACAGAAACTATTGTTGAGTTAACCGCAGCATCCAAAGCCCTTGGTGATTTCAACATTGAAAATATAACAGAAAGTTTTTTAAGAGTAGGTATTGCGATTGCCGATATTGGTGAAAACATTGAAGAATCAATATTGTATGTACAAAGTATCGGTTTAAATACCGAAAGTGTGATGTCGGAAGTTGTCCGTAATATGGAGACAATGAACCGATTCAATTTCGAGGGGGGGGTTATAGGGTTTACCAAAATGGCAGCACAAGCTTCAATGTTGAGGTTTGATATGAGAACTACCGCTGAGTTTGCCGACAAAGTTATGAATCCTGAAGGTGCTATTCAAATGGCATCTGCGTTCCAAAGATTAGGAGTAATGGCGGGTGATTTGGTAGATCCTTTTGTATTGATGGATAAGTCTATCAACGATCCTGCAGGTTTACAGGATTCTCTGATTCAAATGACTAAACAATTCACATATTTTGATGAGAAAACAAACTCATTCAGAATAAATCCTGGTGGTATTCGTTTGATGAAAGAACTTGCAGAAGCTTCAGGTGTTTCCTTTGAAAAAATGTCACAAACTGCGTTAGCAGCTGCGGACTTAGATCGTAGACTTTCGGAAATTGACTTTAGTATTGATGCGTCTGAAGAGGATAAAATGTTGGTTGCCAACATGGCAAAAATGGGTGAAGGTGGCGAATACTTTGTCGAAATTCAAAACCAACGAGGTACTCTTGAACAAAAGAAACTTACGGACTTAACCCAAACTGAATTCGAAAAACTTAGAGAATTACAAGAAACACGTCCCAAAACTATTGAGGATATATCTAGATCTCAACTTTCTACTACTGAATTAATGAGGAGAGATATTCAAGCATTACCATTACAGTTGGCATATGCTTTAGCGGGACAACAAGGGATTATAAGATTGACCGAAGCGTCAAGAAGACTATTTGATACTGTGGTTGGTGGTGCTTATGATGAAGGAGCTCTCCCATCAGGTAGGGAAACAAGACAACTATTTGAAGGCGTCGGTGATGCTCTTAAAGATATTATTATTGATGCTGGAAGTGGAAGTACTGATGCGTTACAAAAGGCTTATGACAGTTTAATGGATCAAAACATTCCTGAAGCAATTAAAGAAAGACTGCAAACATATTTAGATGGACTTAACTTTGAAGGTGGAACAAGATCTGAAGAAGAAAAATTTTTACAGAGCGGTTTGGAAAAACTTAAAGGGTTAACAGGTAGCGCTGGTCTTTCCTCAACTGTAACTGAAAACAAAAATGTGAATTTTGGTGGGTCTTTTACAATCAGAGTAGAAGGTCAACAAGGGTTAGATACCAAGGCGTTGTCTGATTATATCAACACTCAAGAGTTCAAACAAAAAATGACTTTGGTGATACAAAACGAAATGAAAAAACAAAACCGTCCGATTCGGTAAAAAATAAAAAAAATCTATTTATAAACAAAAAGGCATGCCAAGTCCGTTAGATTTTCCAAACTCAGAAGTCTTTAGAAAAAAACTTATTGTTAGAAACTTGGTGCCTTATAAAAAATCACCAAGTGGTGCAACACCACCAACGAATTACGAAACAATTCTAAGAGATCTTGCTCCTGTAGATTCACCAGATGTACTCATTGATGTTCCAACGTTTGCCAACAACTTATACCCTTTAAACCAATATGGTCAATGGGGTGGTTACACCCAAGTCAGAGATGTTAATACTCTTAAAAATACAAGATCAAATGAGGGTGAGTATGGGTTTGAAGATGCCGACAAGTTAGAGCAAGGATATCAAGCGGCACTCCAAGGGTTTCCTGGTATTCAAGGGGCGTGGAAAACTTTAAACGCGTATGCATCAACCGATCAGTTATTAGACTCTGCTGAGTTCTTTACTAGTTTAGAAATATTACAACAAAACAACGGAAGAAGTACAAATGCTCAACCATATCCGAACTTTAATCCTTCGTCATATAGTGCAATATCCCTTTTGGTACAAAATGACCCGTTGGGATCAAATGGACTACTCTCAAGTGATTCATTTTTAGCAAAGATCGGGTCAGGTTTTTATAGACTACAAGTACAGAAAAACATTCAAAGACAGATAGAACAAGAAACTATTGGTCGGGCAAATTTTTTGAACGTAAATGGTGGTGAAGATATCTATGCATTAATAACAGGAAGAGTACCCCTCTTGGAACCTAACTATACTATAACGGTTTCACCTGGTTTAGTTGGAGGGGCGGCACAGGTGATAAACCGTCTATCAGGAACCTATGCACCCTTCTCAACAATACCTGGTGATTATTTCCAACCACCAGCAAGACTAGATTCTACAACACAACAACTCGCGGGAGCATATGCTGGCGCCAATTTATTCTCAGGTATCGGAAGATTTTTTGCTAGATTAGCAGGTTCGACAAAAAGTGGTTCTGAGTTATTCTTAGAAAACACGGGCACCGGTCAAAAGTCTTTGTTATTTAGAAATCTTCAGTTTAATCAGTTTAAACCTGGTTACGATAGAACCATATTTGATAGGGTTGCTGGTGTACTCAGGGGTGCTCGTGAACAGAATAGTGATTTTTACATTGGTTCAGTTAAAACTGAACCGAGTAACATTTTATCACCTGTGGGAGATTTACCTGTAGATCAGTTCGGTAGAGAGGTAAAAGCCCCTGTTTACGGACCAAATGAAATCGCCCAACTTTATGAGGGACCTGGTCAAGCTCTTCGATTAGGTGCAAATGCAAGTTCACTTATAAGTCAAGGAAGTGTTGAAGGAGGTTTTACGTGGGTATCACCAAAATTTAAAGGTAATGCTGGAAAATACGTAGGACCGGGTGGTGATCCTGTAACCGAAGATCCTGATTTTGGTCCTGCTGGATACCAACCCACTGAATCAACAAACTTTACCTTCAAGCAGGGATCCATTATGGACGACACTCAACGTCTTATCGATTCACAACCAAGAGGTGGTAGGAGGTTACAACACGTTGGGAATGCTATTGATCAAGTGTCTAAAGTTTTTAATGATGGTTATAAAGAAATTACCAAAGGATCAAAAGTTATTAGATATGTCGGAGAGATAGGTCAAGAACGAGGTGCTGAATACTGTCGTATTTTTACTAAAGATACACCATACCTTCAATATAATGACCTTCAGAAAACGGACGGTATGACAACCGAAGGTAGAAAGTTTGCATATTCTATCTTAGACAAGACTTACAATCTTAACATTGCTCCCAACAAAATGGAAGGTGGTCAAGCCTCAACAAATTTGGTTCCTGGTATAGACGGTTACGCAAAAAAATATATGTTCTCAATCGAAAACTTGGCTTGGAGAACATCAAATAGACCAGGATTTACTTGGGCGGATCTTCCCGTTTGTGAGAGGGGTCCTAATGGAGGTAGAGTCATGTGGTTTCCCCCCTATGGTTTAACTTTTAGTGAAAACATCAGATCTGGATTCAAATCAACAGATTTTATAGGTCGTCCTGAACCCGTGTTTACATACAATAATACGTCAAGGACGGGATCCTTAGCTTGGAAAATCGTGGTAGACCACCCATCGGTGTTAAACCTTATCGTCAATCGTGTTTTGTCTGATGAAACAACAAAAAGTCGTGTTGATAGTATCTTAGATTCATTCTTTGCCGGTTGTAGAAAATACGATTTATATGAGTTAGCTCAGAGATATTACACCATTAACCCAAATGATTTATTTGAAATTCAAAAGAAAATTCAATATAAAGACATTACCACTGAGGAAATCAGATATCTTACCAATACTATTCAAACGGGGTCCGACACAACAACAGGTGGAGGTACTAATGGTGGGGGTAACATCAATACAAGTTCCAACACCTCGCAAACTGCCGTAGACCAAGATTTCAAAAAATATATATCAATGGCTTATTACTACGACAATGATATTCCAAAGCCGGATGTCGCGGTTGACCCGTATCAAATTTACTACAACGCCTATACTTCATCAACGACAAAACAAAGATATAAAGAAAATGCTAATGACCCCGAATCGGTGGCATTATTCTTCAATGAAGTTATTGAAGATAATAAGTCTGAGTTGGATGAAATGCTTGTAAAACTCAATGATAATCTAAGGAATAATCAATACCTTCAAGTAGAACTTGTTTTAGAAAGTAGCGCCTCTGCACCGGCATCAAATAATTATAATGTATCTCTTTCTCGAAGAAGGATGATTTCCGTAGTTGAGTATATTACTGAGTTTCAAAAACTCGGAGAATTTATTGCAACGGGAAGGTTTACATTAGTGACTGGTTCAACTCTTGGTGAAAGTGCCTCTGTCACCCCAATTAGTAGAACATCTTCGTTCAATACATTCCAATGTGATTCACGAATTGTGGGGGACACTCTATCACAATCAAACGCTGAGGTATACTCTGTAAACGCTATGGCGTGTAGAAGAACCGCAATTAAAGATATTGTATTAAAAGATACTTCACCGGTTAAACAGTCCTCAAGAATAGATCCAACTGATCCAAGGGTTGTTGAACAGGTAACCTCAAATGTTGACAGAAAAACTGTCACACAACAAATCGTTACCGATGAAACTGTTTTGAGAGATAATATAACTAAAAGAGTTCTCAGAAATCTTTTAACCGAGTGTGATTACTTTGAGGTTATAAAACAAGAGACCCCAATGGTTTATGATAACCTGAAAGAAAAGTTAAAGTTTTTTCACCCAGCGTTTCACTCAATGACACCCGAGGGTTTAAACTCAAGACTTACTTTCCTACAACAGTGTATGAGACCTGGTGATACTATCCCAACAGTAGCTGTTGACAAACAAGGTAATCAGACTTTACAATTCAACAATGCTGTTAATACCTCATTTGGTACACCACCAATTCTTGTATTAAGAGTTGGAGACTTTTGGCATTCTAAAATCGTACCAGAATCCTTACAAATTACTTATGAAGAGTTAGATCTGAATCCTGAGGGTATTGGTGTCCAACCGATGATTGCGAATATTTCGTTCTCATTTAACTTTATTGGTGGACATGGTCTTAAGGAGTCAGTTGATAAGTTACAGAACGCTTTGAGTTTCAACTACTATGCTAACACTGAAATGTATGATGACAGAGCGGATGTTACTGATACAAGTTATCAAATATTAGACAAGGAGTTTTTACAAGCCCTCAACATTGAAGTACCACCTCCAACGATTAACCAAGTGGAAAACAATCAACCACAAGGTAATTTGGAGACCATTGGTAGAATTTTAACAACAAATGTTCAACAAACTACCACAACAGGAACTATTGAGTATAAGTCGTTTATGGTAAATCTTGTTGGTGGGACTCAAACCTACTATAACACCATAGTTTCCAAAAACAAAGACGTATTACGACAATACAACAATGCTGTAAGACAATCCTTTGCAATCACAAGAAGATATGTTGATGGTGCCGTATTGGCAAACGGAACAGGGTCCAATGTCAGTCTCTATGGTAAACCTTCATCGTTTGAAACCGTTATCAATAAAGTCTTTGCGGATTATTTGAATAATATCAAAAATGACACAGATGGATTTATTGTTTGGTTGAGTGATCCAAGTAAAAATTTCAACAAGAAAGTAATCAGACAAGTTAAAGATAATATGACCGTTTTTGTTAAACAAAAACAAAACGAGTTTGCCAGTGGATTATCAACCATTATACAAGGTATTTCGGACACTCAACAACAATACATACAACAGTTAGCGAGAGCAAATACTGTTAGTTTCTATGAGATAACAACACCGAGTGAAGGTACTGATGGTCTACAACAGACAAATGGTAATGTAATTCTGTATTCAATATCGGGAACCACAGATGTTTCACCAGCATCGGTAGGTATTTCAAATACATGGGATGAACTTAACACGGACATTCAGAAAGTTGCACAAGATTTACAAGTATTTTACACTACAATATTTACTAAATTTGATTTGAACAGTGGATCTGATACATATTCAGGTTATTTTGCGGTACCACAGAATCAAGCAGATGGATTGGCAACAGATGTTTTTTATCCATTTACAACAAATGAAGTTGCGTGGAACGATCAATCGGTAAAAAGAGAATATTATATCCTTTCAAAGGATGTTGTAGATGACAACCAATATGAGACCTTCAAAAACGCAATCATCAGTAACATCGTTGGTACTAACTTGTTAACCCCTGGTAATACCGCGATTGACGTTGAGTTTGATGCTTATTGGAGAATAAAAATAAGACCTATCTTTGTCAAAGAAAACCAAGTGTCTGAACAGTTTATGAATGCCTTTGAAAAGGAAAAACTACCAACCTACTTGGTCTACACGCCATTTACTCTTGAAAAGAAAAGAGTATTAACCTATAGATTAACACCATCCCCATCTAACTCACAAATTCAACTAATCAAGAATTTGGGTCTTAAGAACAACTCCGACAACGATATCACAAAGTGGGGTGTCGTAAATGGAAACGTGATAACTAGTAAAGTACAACTCTTGTAATGGCATTTCAATACTACAACAGATACACTCTATTTCAAGTAAATGGACAACAAACCGTTGTTCCATTTGTCAACCTTAACGGAAAACCCTCTGACAAGGTTTCTGTATATAAAGTGGGGGTAAGTAGATTAGATAAGGTATCTCAAGAATATTATGGAACCCCGTTTTTCGGGTGGTTGATTCTTCAAGCGAATCCTGAGTTTGGTGGATTGGAGAATAATATTTATGACGGTGCAGTGTTGAGTATTCCATATCCTTTAGTAACTTCTTTACAAGATTATAAAACGGCAGTAGAGAACCACTTCTTTTATTATGGTAGGTAATTCATTATCAGACAACTCGGGAAACATATATGTCGAAACCGCTTACAATAACATCATTTTAGTTGATCCTAACAAGACAACTAGGATTGGAAGTAATGGGAGACAGTTTGTTGAAGAAAGACTCGTAGATCACGAAAACTTGGTTATGTTCGCTAACTTGGAGGCGGAAGTACTTCCAAGAACAAAACTTGCCATTGGGGGTAGCCCACAAGATAATATCAGAACAATTTCTTTAGCAAAAATTAACTTTTTAAAACCTAACAACGATGAGTTTTTAAACGTTGGGTTTTACGATGATTTGACAGGTCTTGGAGCAACAGCAAAAAACGCTAGACTACAAAAGTTTGAAACTATTGTAGATACTACGGACGGGAAACAGTTTTACAAACAATCTGTCGTATCAGACGAAAGAGGTAGGACCGTGGATCCTGGTCTTCTTGGTATGACAAGTATAGAAATGAAGACAAATATGTCTTTTGTTCCTGAGGTTGTTATACGATTAGAAGATGTTCAAGGTAAGTCTTTATTTGAACAGGGTGATCAGTCACCATACGCAGCATTTTTTAATTTACCGTATCCCGTATTTTATTTAACCCTAAAAGGTTATTACGGTCAAGCCATTAGATATCAGTTAAATCTTCATAAGTTCACCGCTGACTTTAACTCTTTTAGTGGTAACTATCAAATAACCTGTCAGTTTTTTGGGTATAAGTACAATATCTTAAATGAGATATCACTTGGTAGTTTGATTGCGTTACCTCACATGTATACCACAACATATAATGTGACTTCTAGTTTTACAGGCACTGAAACAAGTCGTGGTGAAACCGAAAGTCAAATTATAAATCAAGGTTTAACTGGCGGAGACTCTAGTATAAGTGACAGTGTGGTTTCCCAAGAAATCGTGTCTTCTCGTGGTTATCAAAAGATTAAGGAAATGTATGATGAATATGAGACAAAAGGTCTTATACCTAAAGGTTTTCCACGATATACGATTGCTCAACTTGGTTACAAACTTCAGAAACTCGAACAAGATATTTTAGATGTTTATAAAGGGAAGGCAGATTTTCAACCTTTAACGGATGCTCAGTCCTATAGAAAATACTTGAGACAATACTTTTCAAAAGTACGTGGAGATAAACTCTCGTGGTTTATACAGTACCTAAACCCAAAACCATATGTTTTGAAAGATTCAGGATCCTTAATATTTGGGTTCAAAAAAGATTTAGACCAAGGTGGTAGAGATGAGGGTGTCAGTAAACTAAAGGCGATAATTTCTGAGTATAACACAAGACTTGATGAGAACCGAACCTTTGGTGAGATCAGAGGTAAAAACTTAAAAATTGATAATCCGATAACATACAATACACTTGTTCTTCCCGATGTAACTTTTGATCAAATAGATTGGGTTCAAACAATGAGAACACAACTCAACATTGTGCAACCTACAGATGTTGAAGTTTCTACGTTTATTTCAAATGAATTAAAGAACTTATCGATAACTGTCGAGGTCACAGCTGAGGGTTTAAAAGAAATTAAACAACCCTTCTATGTTTTTGTGGGTCAAAATAAATTTGACAACATACTAAGTTCATTAGAAAGTCAACTTGATAAAAAAGTTTCGGATATCGAAAGTGAAATCACTCAAAAACTTAAAGAAACAATCTCGTCACCAACGACAGGTCTTGGTTTTGTTCCTTCAGTTAGGAATATCATGGCGGTTATTATGGCGTCTGCTGAAGGGTTTATTAGGTTGATTGATGAGGTTCATTACAAAGCGTGGCAAGTAAGAGAGGATCCAATAAGAAAACGTGCGGTACTAAGAACTGATACATCTATTTTGAATAGTGATAGTAAAGATTATGTACCATATGCTGCGAATGTTTCTAACACCACATTAGAAAATGCTGAAATTCCGATATACCCTTGGCCACAAATTTTTGTTGAAAACGAAGATCCAAAAAAAGGAAAATATGAACTCGCATACCCTGGTGATCCTGCTATAGTCGATCTCACTAAAGGTTACTTGTATGACAAATGGCCTGAAGTTGAATTTGTAGAAGAGTTTTTCAAAGGAACCGCTCAGAGACTTTTACCACCGATTGTGCCTCCTAGTCAAGATAATGAGGTTGCACTTACTACAAGATTAAACTTGAACGCGATTCAATTTCCAGCGGTTGGACTATCGTATGTCAATAAAGAAGAGTTGAGGTTTTTTTATGAAATATATGAAAGACAATTTTTATACTCATTTTATACAAACTTTTCGAGGATTAATAATTCGGCGGTCAAAACATCTATCATCGAAGCCATTGCCAATGCTGAGGCGAACAATATCATATCATCATTAGGTATCAGCAATCCACAACTCACGTACAACTTAAAAAACTCACCACTAAATTCCACAACTTATCCAACCATTTTAAGACAATATTCTAATGAAGGTACGGGACTTGCTTATCAAGAGTTTGTCAGAGATATTTTTGTCACACCATACATTAGAAACTTTACACAAGATAGTTTTTCAATATTACCGATTGAAACCATAACATCAACTAATAGGTCGACCTTTACAAACTTACCAAACGCCGATGTTGTTCAACAGTTATTGTTAGAAACATCAACTAATATACCGACAATAACCGATACATATCCATATACTAACCTATTATGGAATACACTCAACCTTAACAACTACATTTTAACACCAACATTACCACAAACATTTAATACAACTAAAACGTATAAATTTTATAAAGCAAAAAATTTAATAACAAACTTTGAAGATCCAAGTGATCGAAATCAAATAAGACCTGTAGTTAGTTTTGACTACAAAAAACCTGAATCACCCTCACCAACTTTAGGTTTTAATAATTTTTATAGTCAGAGGAATGTATTTCTACCAACAGAGGGTGTTGTCCCTACTGATGGTGCAAGACTTCCTCAAACAGTAACAACTTCGATGTTGAATACACCATATATTGTAAATGCAATACAGCATGGTGTTGGTAAACAGAAGTTGGGTTCTTCGAATCCTTATGTTGAAGCCGCCTATTTGTTTGTTAATAGTCTTCCACTTTCAACTTTTAGAGAAAGATACAAATCATTCAATCCTGATGCTGTTAATGCGGTAAGTCAGTTAGATTATATTTTTGCCGGATTCAAAAAGTTTGGTGCGGTACACAAAGTTCCTTATGCTTGGGTATTAAAATACGGATCTGTTTGGCACAGATACAAAACGTACATACAAAGCGGGACTCTTCAAACCGATATTTTATCACCTGTTTGGACTAACTACAACTACACAACTAACTATGATCCAACAACTTCAAATGTTGGAAAAGTTTATAATCTTAGTATAGGTAGTATCAAGTTACAGGATGAGTTTGTTAGTAATGGTATAAAAATTACTAACCTTAATGTTGGTTTTTACCCCAAAACTATTAATGATTTCAACTTTTTCTTGAATGGTTATGATTTATTTACTCAATATACCGATGGTGAAATAAATCAAGCAATATCAAAGGGATTAAAAATACAAAATTTAAGTGAATCAAATATATTCAAAAGTACCTCAAGTACAGCGGGACAACCAAGAACTATTGATATAACAACGTATTCTTGTTTGGTCCCAAGAGCGATAGAACCTTCTGAATCTGGTAAGTTAGTTTGTAATGACGCACCAACAACACCTCGAGTAAATTATTTTGTGCTTCCTTCATTTGGTTCCAACTTCAATGAAGTAAATGAAGCTTGTTTTAATGGGTCAGGTCAGATAACCCAAGAGTTGTCTTTCAATGACTCAGTTTATAATGGAACTGTAAGAACTTTTTGGAAAGCTCCCAACTACGGATATTTTAATAACGATATAATTGTTAGACCCGACGTTGACGCTTATATGAACTTAATACCGTCAGTTGGTAAGGTCGATGCCTTCAGACTGTTGGAAACTGGTAACTACTCAAAGTTTGACGATATGTTTACCGTTTTTGAAAGATCTGTTTTTGATAAAATGGAAACTGAATTTTTGAACTTTGCACAAGCGTTGAACAACTACAAACCAAATGGTACGGAAACAGATCCATTTATTGTTGCGTCAGTGAACGAGTTAGTTTCTCAAGAACAACAAGATTTGAATGAAACTTATAGAAACTTCCAAGGAATGTTCAGAAGTTTAATGTCTGTTCCTATTCCATCAGTTTATGCCAATCAAGAAGATTTCTTTACTAAGATTATTGAAACTCAATACTCTAACGTTCTTCCCCAACTTCAAGGATTCTTAGAATTTGATGTTGCCTTAAGGGTAGGTAATCCTACAGGATATCGTAGAAGAGTTGTTGATTCCTATATTACTTATGTTACAGGTCAACAACAAGTTGCTGATCCGATAGAGTTTGCGTCCTACAAAACAAATACCCTACCGACAAATGGTGGAACATTAACGGTACAACAATCACGATTGGCAAATCCTGCAGCTTGGGCTGAACTTGATTTAGATGTTGGATTTTCAACAATACCCGAATTGGTTTATAATAATGGTGGTTCATACATTACAGACTTTTTTGTTGATAGTAATGTTGAGTTTACCCAACAAAATGTGTTTCAACTCAGTGAGTTGGTAAAACAATATGCGACTGAAAAGTTATCTAATCCAAATCTCACTGCTCAAGATTTTGCGGGACAACTCACCGCGTACCTGAATGATAACGAAAGTTTCTATAATACTACCTTAGATAGTACAATCAATATATTCCAAAGAAACCTACCGAATATTTCACAAGTACCCGAAGGTGTTATAAACTCTCAGATAGATGGTAAACAACCTAAAGTTGAAATCTATGAAATGTTTAAGGCTTTAAATGACAAGTGGATTGCGGGTTATGACAACACTCAAACCACGTTGTTTGAGGATATGATGTTCTTGGATAGGGCGTCAAAGAACATAGGTGATCAGGTTATTATCGATATTTTTGAAATGCAGACCATCATAGATCCGGATACTATGAATCAAAATATGAGTGTCTTTTTATTGGTTAGTGGTATTTTGACACAAAACCATTTTTCTGTGATGCCGATGCCGGCTTATGTCAACTTTTATAACCAACAAAACATTAACAATAAAAGTCCTGAAGAGAGTGTCACTGATTTTGCTAACAACATGTGGGGTACATTTTTGACTTTAGATTACCGAAATGCCGGACCAAAACTTGTTTGTTTTTACACAGATAGACCTTCGAGTTATTTGGATATGAAGGACAACAAAAACTATTTGTTTAGAAGTGATGCTTTTGATTTAAGAGATCCATCGAATCCTTTGTCATATGATGACAAAGATGTGGATAAAGTTATGAGTAACAAAGTTGTTGGGTTTAATGTTGATATTGGTATTAGAAGTCAAAATATTTTCTATTCGTTTAATATTAGTCAGGATGCGGGTAAAGCGACTTCCGAATCAATACAACAAAGTAACTTAATGTCTGATAGTGCGAGTGGTCGTAGTACTGCAACTCAAAATGTGTCTTTGTATAACATATACAAAAATATGAGTTATCAGTGTGAAGTTGTGGGTTTCGGTAATGCACTTATTCAACCAACAATGTATTTCAACCTAAGACACGTTCCGATGTTTAATGGGTCATATATGATTACCGAGGTTGACCATTCCATTCAACCTGGACAGTTTCAAACTAAGTTTAAAGGTATTCGTCAAAGTGTCTATAACTTACCTGTCATTGATGTTTATTTACAGAGTATCAATAGAAATTTACTACAAAAAATACTTAAGGTTGTATCTCAGAGAAAAGATGATCCAACACAAGACGGAAGATCTACAACCACACAAGGGGCAAATGCGAATACTACTCAGGGTACAACAAGTATTACAGCACAAAATGCTTGTGTGTCAAAAGTTGTTGAGCCGTATTCTACGGAGACTCTTGGATTTGAATCAATCGCAGGTGTACAGACTAAGTTGACGGAAATAGAGTTCGCCAATGCCATTAGAAATGTGACATCTAATACGGATCTACAATATGTGATGTATATTTTCAGTTATGTTGCATCGTTCAAAGAAGGCAATTTTACTGCGTACAATAACAACTATGGACAAATAGTTTTAACTTATGATTATGGAGAACTGTCAAGATACTTTGCAAGATTCTTTACTTGTCAAATAAGTAAAACCGAAAGTAGTTCGAGTATATCTTTACCCTATGCGACTTTTGCAACCGTTGAAAATTACATGTTATTCTTAAGGGATAAGTTATCACCGGCATTACCCAACATCAGACAAAAATCCATTTCAACATATTATCTTCAGTTATACCCATACAAGAGAGGTAACAATCAAGCCACGACAATTCAAACTACCGATAGAGTAAAAAGAGCTAAAAATAGTTTAGATGGTATATCACCAAAGATAATCAGTTCTATACCTTTATTTCCCCCTGAACCAACAGCGACACCAATTGTAAACAATCAAGGGAATATACCCGCAACACCTGTGTGCTTAACACCAACCCCAACCCCAACTCGTGGGACTATTGCGGGATCTAGTCAATCTAATTTACCTGGCACTCCAGCACCTACACCAAGTAACAGTGGTATTGGACCGGCAAATACTCCTGACAAACAATTATTATTAACTGCTAGTCAAACGAACGGTGCGACCTTTAACGTAGGTTATGGTACTTTAGGGACTTTAATAGGAAACTTCATTGTGACGACAGGTTCTCTACAAAACACATATCCGGCGATTGTAAGTATAAGGAATGGATCACAAACGATACAGGTGGCTCAATTCCAAGTAGGGCCTACAGGTGGAATATTCACCTCAACACAGGTTGGTTACAATGCTTCATTACCTCAGATTGTTACACCACCACAAACTGCGGTTCAATTCCAAGTAACGGTACAAACACCAACACCATATACCTTTACATACTATATTCCGATTAATTCGTTGTGATAGTATATTTATTAAGAAAAACTATTATGGATTTAAATAATATGTTAAACCAATATTTAGGTAAACAAATCAGAATATCTCAAAGAGATAATGCTGATGGTACCAAAGAAGTCTGTGATTTAGACACAGGGGATTGTTACGTTGTAAGAGAACGTGACGGACTTATCGAAAGAGCCGGAAATCAACACACTGCAAATAGAAAGGTACGTGTTGAGACTCCTCAAGGAATTAAACAACTATTAAACGGTTAATAAGATGAGTATTGACAAGAAAATTCTCAAAGAAATTGAGAGACACCACAAGATAAATCGTTATATCACAGAACAAGAAACTGGTGCCCCAACACTCGATATACCCGAAACACCAGTAGGAGCACCCGCTGCGGCGGAAATACCGGCGGTTTCTGAGGTACCAGCAACACCCGTA